CGTCCAGATAGGTAAATTGGATGTAATCTGACGCCCGGACCAGCGCCTGCAAAGTCGCGGCGTCGTCAGCGATTACCGTGCCGCGCGCCCCGGCATATGCGATCAGTGCTGTGGTGGTGCCGATCATGTGACGCTCCAATGAATGGACGGGCCATGACAGCCCGCCCGATGGTTATTTTTTGCCAGTTGGCATGACGGGCTGTGCCGCCTTGGCGTCAGCTTCGGCCTTGGCGGTCATCGGCACAAGCCACCCGCTGCCAATCCATCCGGCGACGCCCTCAGTCTTCGCCAGATCGGCGGAGATAGGAACGTCGCCACCGAGTTTGACCTCAGTGCCGTCAGGCATGACCAGCGTGCCGGGGTATGTGCTAGTGTGCTTTGTCATAGTTACAAACCAGTCCCATATCTCACAGCCGCTGGGGTGCGGATGCTGACCGGCGCGAACCGGAATGCGCCGTAGCTCCGCACTTCAAGCCCTACAGCCTGGGGTGCGAGGAACATCAGCGGCATCGGCATGTGCAACTTCACCACGCTCGGATCATTGCGGTAAGCCACCATCTTGTTGGTCAGGTTGTAGTCAGAAAAGACGTTCAACGGCTGACCAGTCTGGGCGGTGTAGACGTTCGCGCGCCGGATGAAGTCCAGAACGGTCGTGTCGCTTTCCGGCGAAAGCTGGCGGGTGGCCAAATCACCGAACTGAGCGATGGGCAGCACAATGGTATCCGCAATCTGCGTTCCAAGACTTCCCGACTTGATGCCGGTCAGCAGGCCGTTAATGAACGCGAGGATCGCCTGTGGCGTGGACAGTGCGAACGTCGCCGCAGACGCAACCGATGTGATGCCTGTGGTGTTGAAGAGACCTTCAATCCCCATGTCAGCATTGCCGATCAGCGCCGTGCTGTTGACCAGCTGCTCATACGCCATCCGCGCCGCATTTGCCGACTCAGTGGGCAGGTTCGTGCCCAGTTGTGCCGCCGCGCCAATTTCCTCAATCGAATAGGAATACATGACGCCCGCCATATTGACGGTCTGCTCAAACTTGCCGCTCGTTACATCAACGCGCGGGATGTCGTCCCCTTTGCCGTTGATGAATTTTGCGCGCCCGACCGAATCCTGCGTGAAGAACGTGACGGATGCTGCGAATTGATTTGCCGACGTGTCCACCTGCATCAAGCGCGGGTAGAGGATTGTCGGATAGGGTTTGCGCATCACCTCGGCTTCGATGTGGCTGCGCTGCGAAATGACGAAACCCAAAGCTGCGGGCGCGTCCATGATCTGCGTGTTCATTGTCTTTGCTCCTTACGGCAGATAGACACGAACAAGATCACCGATCCCGCCCGAAGTTTCAAATTTTGCCCCGGCAATCGTGCTGGCAAGGCCTTCACCAATCACTCCGGTCGCGGCGGTAAAGGTTACTGCATCACCAGGATCAACCGCAGTCGATGCTGTGACCCAAACCGTGCCCTTGCGCAAGATGCCCGCCATTTCACCGACGATATATTCGTCGCCAACGCGGCTCTTGTCGGCGATTGCGATGCCTTCAAAGCCGGTGCCGCCAAGTTTGACCGCTCCGTCGATGACGCCATCACGACCGACCGCGAGGCCGAACGCAACTGGTGCAGTGGTGACGCGCTTGCTGGCAACGTCTTTGACTTGCTGGCCCTCGGCGATCATGCCGGGAAGGGCCAATGGCATGTTATCAACAGCAGCCCCGAATGCGTCTTGAATAGGCATGATTTACGCTCCTTTGCCAACGGGTTGAAGATAGGCCGTGCCGAGGCTCTTGACGTATTCGGCACGCGCGTCGGTCGCAACCGTCACGCCAGTTGTCAGTGCATCAGCCACCGGGTCACCTTTGGCAGCATCCTCTGACAGAATGTCAAAGTACGCATCAATATATGCGTCGGGTTTGCCGGTCAAAGCTGCATCGCCCAGAACCGTCACGACAGCGGCCTTGCGAATGGCAGCGTCAGACAGGCCGGTCGTTTCCACGTCCTTGGCGATTGCCTTGGCCTTGCCGATCAGATCAGCGCGGGCCGCGACTTTGGCGTCAAGATCCGCGTCGGATAATGTGGCCTTGGCCATTTCGGCAATCTTGGCGTCCTTGGCCGCCAGTTCGCCGTCCTTGGCGGCCAGTGCCGTCTGACCATCTGTGATCTGTCCCTGCAGCTTTTCAAGCGCCTGCGCGCCCGCGTCGGTCGTGACGACGGAGAGACCGTCAATCAGGACTGTCCGCGTTTGAATGGCGTCTGCCATGATTACGTCCTTTTCGTCTGTGATGGGGGATGCGCCCCACCCCGCTACAGTGATTGGTTCAGCGTCACCGATTCTTGCCAGTGGGCCAGCGCGTCCGGCTGCCACAATAGCGATGTGGTTTCCCACGATGTTTGTTTGCCGCGCCTGATACGCGGTCCCGTCCGGCGCAATCCCGTCGCCCCATACCAATTCCGAGGTATATCCTACGCTCAATTCGCGCTTGCCGTCCTGCACTTTGCGGATCGTGGCGGCGTCGGTCAGCTTGATCCCGATCCGCAGATACTCGCCGTCGCGCAGCACTTCCTCATTCGTGGTGCCGACCGAAACCATGCGGGCCGTGTCAGCCGTTACCAGATCAGCGGGGTGGTCATCAGTGACCGGCAACAGGCCGAAGGTTTGCAGCGATGCCTTGCGGAACACCTCCGACTCGTCGCGGTAAACTGTCACAGTGTCCAGGTCGGGCCGGTCAAGTTCCGAGCCCCGATAGTCCTGCGTGCCGATGCGGGCCGTGCGGACATTGGCGACCAGATACCCTTCGTCTGTGGCGCGGGCACCTGTAAGCGTGGCGGCGTCTGTCATTTTCATTCGTCTGCCCCTTCCGCGCCGTTAAAAAACTCTTTCACTTTGCCTTCCAGCCCCGGAAACGCCCCGCTTTCGGTCAGCGTGTTTACGATTGTATCCGCAAGCGCCTCTTGTGGCAAGATGTCCATGTCATAAAGAACTTTCACGCTGTCAACAAGAACCTTACCCATATCGGCCCGATCTTTGGCCGTTGGCTGGAATAGCGGACGCCACGTCCAGTGCAATTCGGGGCGGGCGATTACCCCAGCGCCGACCGGATCAGGCATTCGTTCAGGATTTCCATTGCCGGATCAAGATCGAGCGTTTGCATCACCCTCACCCTGTCAAAGTAAACCTTTTCATCACCTGCCCCGGTTGCGTTCAATCCAGCCGCTGAAATGCCAAACAGCCGGGTCATCGGAACGCCCGCTGCCGCCGATACCATCTGCATAAAGCGGTCGATGATGTCCGGCAGCGTGGCAAAGCTGGCGGTTTTCTGATCGTATGTGTCCTCGGCGTCCATCAGCAGCGCGCCGTTGATGCCCTTGCCGCGCGCCGTCAGGCTGGTTCGGGCCAGCACAACATCCTCATACGACTGGCCACCGCTGCGCAGCCCCTCGTTGAATCCGTTGACGCCGATCACATCAACTTTAGCCTCAAACACGAGCGACGCGACGTTGGCAATGGCGGCGTCGAGGTTCCGCACGGCGCTGATCGTGGCATTCAACGTGCTGTCACCCCAGCCAGGGTATGCGGAATACCGATCATCTGGCACTTCCTCGCCTGTCGCGATGACGAGTCGGCTTGGGTGGATATCAACCGATGCGCCGGTGGCAGGGTTCATCCGATACATGATCGGCTTGCCAAACCCAGGCAGGCGCGGGTCGCGCTGGATTTCACCGGCGGTAATTTCCGACCTGTTCAAAACCGCAAGATATTGCAGCCCGCCCTTGCCGATCCGGGCCGGATCCAGCGGCTTCGATGCGTCCAGGTCGCGCGTGCCGATATAGATTGCAGCGCCGCCGAACAGCCGCGCGCGCTTGAGGTTTTGCATCGTCTTGCCCTGCAAGCCCAACCGCTTTTCCTCAGCCTCAATCGCTGTGATCTGTTCCGCGTCGGCCTGCCATTCGCGCCATTCACGGGTCGCATCCTCGGCGGGCAGGTCCACCACGTTGCGGGCAATGGCGCTGGTGCGATACATGGCGACAAGCTGATCGTCGGCGATTGTGGTGTTGTAATAATGGGTGTGCGATGCCTTGTCGCGATCCGTGCCGAGATTGGCGACGATGTTGCGCAGGCCGTCCATGATTGTCATATTGTTCCAGCCCATGAATTGATTGAACCCTGTAAAATACTGGATACCGCGTCCATCATCGGATCAAGCGTATCATCATGCGTGCCGTTTGGAAAGGCTTCAGCTTCTCCCATCATGTCCGACAGATGCGGCACGCCCCGTAACAGTGTCACGTTACCGCTTTCGATGAACGGCGCGGCGTCATATGCCCTCGTTATTTTGTCGATGTTGCGCTTGATCGGCAAGACCGGGACGCCCTCACGCTTCAACTGCTGAATCAAACCCGTGCCGCTCACCTTATCCTCGACATTGAATGACCGCAGCGCTCCTTGACCGTCAATCGCGTTATGCTTTGCCCAGAATTGGCGCGCGCGTTCCAGCAATTCGGGCGCTTCCCATTTACCGCGCACCATGTCCAGCAAAACAGCCTGCCCAGTGCGCGACCGGCCCCAGCATTGAAACACTGAATAATCGTTCGTCTCTTTGGTTTTCTGCGCCGTGTCGGCATAGATCGACCGCCACTCGATAGGCGGGGCGGTGTCCATATACTGCCACCAGTCGGAGCGGAATATGCCGCCCCCGGCGGGGCTGGGTAGCTGCTGCATCTGACCGGCCCACGCGTAAGACCCCATCGCCTTTTTGTCGCGCTCGATGACTGCTGGCGGAAACCTGACAGGATCCAGCAATTCGCCGGTGGTCTGGCGCGGGTCCGTCCAGCCAATCGATGTTGTAAATCGCCGCGCCGGATCAAATTCCATCGGGATGCGTAGGTGTTCATATCCCAGATCACTGGCGATAATGTGCCCGCTTGGGTCTTTCTCGTGAAGCCGCTGCATGACCACGATGATTGCAGATTTTGCCGGATCGCTCAAGCGGGTAGGCACGGTTTCGGACAGCACGCGGATTGCCGTTTCACGGTGCGTTGGGCTGTTTGCCTTTTCCGGCGATAAAGGATCGTCCCACGCCACCGTGCCCCCGCGGCGGCCCGTCATTGACGCCACGGCGCAGGCTTGACGGAATCCACGATGCTCGTTTTCAAAATACAGCTTTTCGTTTTGGTCGCCCATCATCGAAATCGGCCAGCGCCTTTGATACCAAGGGGAGTTGACCAGTTCGCGCATCATCCGGTTGTCGCGCACTGCCAAACCCTGCTCATGAGCCGCGCCGATGTATCGGTGCTCAGGCTTGCCCGCTGGCCCCCAAAGCCACGCCGGATACATTACGCCGATCAGGGTCGACTTGGACGTGCCGGGCGGGACATTAACCAGCAGCCGCGTAATCTGCCCGGCGTTGACCGCCTCCAGGTGCTCGCAGATCGCGTCTATGTGCCACCCGTGCTGATACGTGTCAGGGATGATGTGACGCCATGCGCGCTCTACGAAATAGGCAAGGGATCGACTGCACGCGAGCTTATCAGCCGCCAGTGCGTCGTCAATCGTCGGCAGCATCGGAAATCCTGCCAAGTTCCGCCAGTGCTTCAGGTGACAGGCGAGACAGGTCCAGGGCGGCCTTTGGCGACATGCTGCCGTCCTCGCTAACATGGTTCACGTCAGCCGTTTCGCGCCACCGGGCGCGCGTCTTGAGCCAGAATGTCATGGACGCCGTGTCGCCGCCTTTGGCTTTGTTGAACAGCGCGCCGCCGATTGTGGCGTTTGCTTTCGCCATAGATAGGTCCAACTCGTCGCGGTAGTGCAGCCGCAATGTCTTTTTGTCGATGCCTATCACGCGGGCGATCATGTCCTGGGTCGTGCCAACCGTCGCGTGAAGCTCGACAAGCTTGCGCTGCGCATCGGTCGGCGCGTGCTGTTTGCGGCCACAGGGTTTTTTAGGCATTCCGTCCATACGTCAAATATAGCGCAGGTAATTATGGTTGACAAGGTGGGAACGGCTGGCCCGTCGCCTCAAGGGTGGCGGTCTGGCCGGTGAAGTTCTGCCAGCGGATAACAGCCATATCAACGTAAGCAGGGTTTAACTCAATCGCGTAACAAGCGCGACCTGTCTTTTCCGCTGCGATGATGGTTGTGCCTGATCCGCTGAAAGGCTCGTAAACCACCTGCCCCGGCGATGAGTTATTCTCAATCGGCTTCTGCATACACTCAACGGGCTTTTGCGTGCTGTGGCCGGTCTCGGATTTCTGCGGCTTGTCGATCTTCCAAACAGTTGTTTGCTTACGGTCGCCGCAGAAATGACCTTTCTTACCGTCCCTTACTAGATACCAGCATGGCTCGTGCATGGGATGATAGTCGCCACGCCCAATCGCAAAATGGCTCTTGGCCCAAATGATTAGGCTCCGTCCCTTGAATCCGCTTTCTTCAAGGCTGCTTAGAACGATACTGGTCTGCAAACTACCGTGCCAAACATAAGCCACGTCGCCGGGGAATAGCGCCCACGCTTCTGACCAGTCAACAGTATCGTCGTTTAGAACAACACCCTTTGCGCGCCCGTCTTTTTCCGTCCATCGCCCGGCATCATTTTTCTTGGGCATGGCCTTGCTGCGCCACGCTGCGTCATACTCTACCCCATAGGGCGGGTCTGTCACCATCAGGTGCGGCTTGACGCCCGCCAGCACGGCCTCGACCGTATGCGCGTCGGTAGACGATCCGCAGGCTAGCCGATGCCGCCCCAGCAGCCACACATCGCCCAGGACCGTCACTGGCACGGCAGGCGCGTCAGGCACCGCGTCGGGATCGGTCAGGCCCTCGGTGGCGTCCAGTGTCAGCGCGGCTATCTCGCCGATATCAAACCCGGTCAATGACAGGTCGAACCCCTCAGCTTCCAGATCCTGCAATTCGATCTTGAGCAGGTCGTTGTCCCAGCCTGCGTCCAATGCCGTGCGGTTGTCTGCCAGCACATAGGCGCGCCGCTGCGCCTCGGTCAGGTGCGCGGCGTCAATCGTCGGCACCGTATCAAGCCCCAGCTTCTGGGCCGCCATGACGCGCCCGTGGCCCGCCACAATGCCGTTTTGCCCGTCCGTAATTATAGGTGACAGAAACCCAAATTCACGGATCGAAGCCGCGATTTTGTCCACCTGCTGCGGCGAATGTGTGCGGGCGTTGCGTACGTACGGTATCAGGCTATCGGTCGGAACCGTCTTATATTGGGGAAATTTCGGTGCAGGCATCATAGCTTGGCCCCCTTTTTGCGCGGCGTTGTGGATGGCACGCCCTTGGCCGCGAATGCTACCATGCTGTCAGTAACACGCTTGTCGGGGTCGATACCAGCCATGCGGAGCACGTCCCTACCATCCCGCGAGTTTGCCCACAACTCAAGGGTTTTCAGCGCCCGGCCTTTGTGTTTATTAGGCTCCCTTGAGGCATGGTGAATTGCATCATTGATCGCGGCTATCACTACGGCGGACCACATATCCCTCATGAGTGCTGCCTGGTATGCGTTATCAGCCATGACCAACCTCCCTCAGAATGGCATGCACACGCCCCCATGTCCGGCTCAGGCTCTAACAGCAGCCGGAACGGCCTCGGACAGCGCGTCACGCTGCTCTGTGACCTCGGACAGCGCGTTCCGCTCCGTCTCAAGCGCGTCATGATCGTCAGGATCAACCGCCTCGTCCTGCCAGCGGCGCAGCATGTCCAA